GATTCCCTCCACAAAACCTACAGACCAGTGCTGTTGCTCTGATGAAAGATTTTGCTCCTAATACAGCACGTCTATTTGGATCACAATATAAAGTTCTTATTACACTACAAAACGGTTATGCTTACTATTTCTTTGACTACAAAGGAATTGGATAAAAATAATAAGTGTATATATTAAATGTATCAGATTACAGATTACACTAAACAGAGAGCAAAAGAAATTGGAGTAGAAGTAAGACAATCAACTAATAAGACTAAAAAAATAGACGTTTATAAGGACGGTAAGAAAATAGCCTCTATAGGAGCGATAAATTATTTAGATTATCCCTCTTATATAAGGGAGAAAGGCAAAGAGTTTGCAGATGAACGTCGCAGATTATATCATATACGGCATTCTAAGGATAAAAACATTGAGGGTGTCCTTGCCAAGGCTCTATTGTGGTAGATTATTACTGGTAAATATCTAATAAACATCTAAATATAGCAATTTAGATATTTACTGGATATTTCCTATATATTTCCAATGAATAATTTGCAAATTATTAATAGATACTTACTGGTAAATATCCAAATATAGCCATTAAGATACTTATTAGATACTTACAAGATATTTACTGGTAATAATCTAATCTTAACTGTATGTAAGAGAGAGCGATTTAATAAAATACTACAAAAATAAAATATAACTATATAGAAAGATGTCAGTTCAATTGGCTAATAAATATGACCCTACACAGCCATTTCATATCTACTATGATTTAGACGCCATTAATAATGAAATAACTGGCACTAATAATGTTCCCGTCCGATTCTCTATTACGGACGTCCGTAATAGTCCCTTTCTTAACAGTCCCGAAAACTACTTTATGTCCGTAGTGCGATTTTCCCTAATGACACCTACTCTCCCAGTATTTATCCCTCAAGTTCAAATCGCTCAAGGCAACCGTAATCTGCTTGTATATTCATTTACAGCATCTTATTCTACTTATAATTCAACACAGAAGTTCATTGTTTATACTCCAACAGATACTTCTGCTACTTTACCAAGTCCTCCTCTGACATTACAAGATATGACGGGTGAATACTATTATGTCTATAATATGAATGATTTTTGTACAATGATGAATACAGCCCTCGCAAGTGCTGTTAATGAACTTATAAGTGTTTTAACAACTGCGGGTCAACCTATTCTTTCAAGTAATATTCCCTTCTTTGAATGGAATCCCGTACAACAAGTATTTCTTCTTAATGCAGATGCTGTAGGCTATTCTAATGCTCTTGCTACTCCTATGAAAATCTATTGTAATAATGCAATGTACACGCTTATTAATAATTTCCCATTTATTAAGTATGCTTCAACTGGTGTAGCCTTAGGTAAAAACTATGAATTCACTATTTATAGTAATAATGGAACTAATGTGTATCCATTTCCTACGTACAATGCTATTCAAATGTATCAAGACAATTCAACTATTGGATTATTTAATCCCGTTCAAAGTATTATCTTTACAACTTCATTATTGCCTATAGTCCAGAGCAATATTGGTATTCCAAAGATATTTAATAGTTCTGCAAATCTATTACAAACTGGTAATAACAGTAATATTTCTCCTATTATAACGGACTTTCAAGTTCCTATTAGTGCTGTAAATTCATATCGTCCAACTATAGAATATGTCCCAAATGGCGAATACCGTTTAATTGATTTATACGGCCTTTCTCCACAAAGTGCTATTGAAATCTCTGTTCTTTGGAAGGACAATTACGGAAGTACTAATATTTTCAAATTAGCCCCAGGGTGCAGTGGAAGCATTAAACTTATGTTCCGCCGTAAGGATTATGGAAATGTTGATAGAGTTAATTAAACGCATTACAATAAAATTATATTTTTAATACATATTATTAAAAATATAATAAAGACGATTTTTTACTGATTGTAGACAATGTAGTTGTAAGTGGATGTATCGGATGCTCCAGCACGTACACCAAAACCAGTACCAGGAGTAAGAGTCATCAAATAAGGATGTCCGAGAATTGTACCACCAACTGTGTTTAGAGAAATAACGACTACAGAAGTTGCTTCAATATTTGCAACAGCAACATTCAAAGTTGTTGCAGAAGTAGCGATAAACGTTCCTTGAGCGATGATATGACGGAGTTGCAGGCTATTTTCAAGTAATGCCATTTGTTTAATATACTATTAGAAAATATTTTTAAAAATATTTTACATCATACGCTCCATCAACTTCTTTTTACCGCCAGACGCACCGCCACCACTTTGACCGTAGCCTAATGCACCGATTACTTTTGATGCTACATTTCCCATAGTCCCTTGTTTTTCAAGGTATGATTTAGCAATAGGGGCAAGGACTGGCAAGACACGACCAATAACGCTCTTAAGAGTATCCAACCACCCACCGCCAACAAGACGACGTGCGTCAGATTGGAAATAAGGTGCTTGTGCGGAAACTTCCAAAACATCGCTCTTAGTAAGGAGACCAGTAAACGTTGAACTGGCGCCTCGTTCGCAAACGAAGCACCCACTGTTCATAGTGATAATAACCAATTCTTGAGTAGCAATTGAAGCACTACCTTGATTGACGCAGTTGAGATTTACTTGCAACTGGAATGCACCCAAGGAGCCAGGAGCATAGTAGTCCTCTTGTAAGGGAATATCCTTACCAAACTCCAATACGAGCATTGCACCAACGGTAGGAACTTTACGTCCAACACCCGTAGCGTTATTAGCGAGATTAGCAAAGCCAGAGAACTCATACCAAGACTGATTAGAGCCATTTTCAATTGAATAACGATACAAATCATACTGAGAGGCACTTGACAGAATACCAGAAACGTTGTTGAAATTAATTGATACAGGATTAGCACCAGAAAGAGCCAAGAATGAATCTGAATCAGCAGAGGTCTGAGAACCCATTGATTTACGGACAAACATAATGAGTTTATCTGGGATTTGATTCAACTGTAGGGAGGAGGATTTAAACGTAAAACTTGCTTGAGAAGCAAGAGACGCATTAAAGGAGGTAATATATCTGGGAAACTCTTGATAAGGGACAACATTTCTTGACGGGAGCAAATCGCTTGGATGAGGGGTAATAAAATTAAATAGCAATTGAGAGTTGGAGAATGAGTGAACGGATACAGTTTTCGCCCAGCCAGAAGCAGTTCGCCAGACACGAGAAGCATCACCCATTGACATAGTAAAGGTCATATTCTGAATACCGTAGAAGGCTTGGTTGTTGCTGGAAGGGTTGCAAGAGATAAAGGGAGAAATTAGGAGGGGTTCAGAAACAGTGAACTTTACATAAACAGTTTGTGCACTACCCGTAGAAATAGGTAGAGTGCTGTTTGAAGCACTCGTATCTGTACCATATCCGTCAAGTACCCAAGAACCACGCATTGACATATCATTGTCGGAAGTGTTCTGCCAAGCACCAAGAGGGTTATTCAATGCACCAACAGCATCAGAATAAAGTTGATATGAATCAAACTGAGTAGGAGTGTAGCCATTGTACCGAGCCAACTCACGTCGGTCATTGAAACGGAGAAGAGCAGGTAAAACGTCCCTTACGTTAAGAGAAACAGAATTATTATTTACTACAGCAGACATAACATTGACCAGTTGATGGAGAGGAAAAGGAGCAAGGGCATCAGTAATGCCGTAGTTGACCAGAAAACTTCCAGCAGGAGCAGTACCATCAATCTTAAGAATAACGGTGGAGTTCCATAGAACACGACGGTCAATAAGGGTGGTCTCTGAAGGCACTTGGATGTTATATACGTGGGAAGAGTTTGATGCTGAAACTGCTTGAAATGCAGAGGGATTCATTGACTGGCCACCTTTCATTACTGCGTAGGTAATCTGGTCAGTACAGTTTAGACGGTCATCTTTTACAAGGACTTTTTTAATATCAGCAGACATTCTATAATATAATAAAATAAAATAATTTTATCTTATTATATTTTTTATCTATCTTTTTTTGAGATGTCATCATATACAGATTTTGCGTATGGGTTAATAAGCCCGTACAATTTTTTACGCTCTTTATTTAAATCCGTTATTTTTAATTCCTTTAAGTTCAAATTAATTTTTTTCTGTGTTTCTTTATCCTTATAAAGACGTTTTACTTCTTTAATAGCATCAATATTTGCTATAGTCTGGTAAGCCATACCTAATGGACTATTAAAAAGGGTACTTAAAGAAACTAATTTCTGCTTATTATCTTCTATTCTGTAAATAGCGAATTGTCTTTTTAAGACTTTAAACCACATATTTTCTTTCTTCAATTCTGCAATTTCATCTTCTAATGATTTAATATAATCTGCTTTAGTCATTGGCTCTTTAGTAAATGAGTAAATACAAGAAACAGACGTAAAAATACCACTAATCCTATCAACAATGTCAAACTTAATTAATTCTAAATCTGGATACATTCTGTCAAATATTTCTTTTGATATTGGCTCTTTATAGAATCGCTCCTTATTACCCTTTTTATCTTGTAGTTTAATCTCAATTATATATACATCTGGTTTTTCTAATAATTTCTGTCGGATACTACTAAACAGATTATATGCTTCATCTACTGGATAATAAGGCACATTACTAAAGAAGTCATAATCACTAAAGAAACGCTGAGACTGAAGCGAGGCAGACCCTTTTAATTGCAGAGGTGTATTAGGTAAATGCATTATTTTAATAAGTTCTTTAATTTCATCTACAAAATCAGATACTGGTCTTATCTGTAAAATATCCATTTATTAATAGTCCCTTTTTAATTGTCGCTGTAGGTAATAAATATCATCACGTCTATCATCAAACCCTTCAGAGCGACCACAACCGTAATCTTTCATATGACGTTCAGTGTCATTATAAATATGTCCCTTGCCTTTCATACGACGTTCTGCTAATTTTGCAATAATTGATTTAATAATTGCTTCCTTTGAGGTTTTTGCACGAGGTGTGTAATTCAGATTAAATGCAACAGTACGTAATTCACTATCAGACATTTTTGCAAGACGTTCCACATCTATAGCACCACTTTCTAAGTTAAGTTCTGCATCTTCTTCTGGGACAAGAGAACGGACACCTTTCTTCTTTAAGGGTAATTCAACCTTCCCCAATTCCCTCGCAATTCCTTTATCCAGTCCTTCTTTAAGTCCTACTTCAAAATCTTGTTTTATAGTCCGCAATTGTTCCGTTGTATCCAGAATATTCTGTTGCAAATCACGTATGAGACTCTGAAGTTCCTTAATATGGCTTTCTCTATCAGCAATATCCTCAGATAATGGAACTTCTGCTTCAAAATCTGCGTCCTTAAGGTCGTCATCTTGTCTATAATTAGGCTGTCCTCTAAGTAATTCATCTCTTTGCGCAATTACTTGTGCTAAATCACGTTTTTCTACACGAAACTGCGCTGATACTCTTTTAAGATTATTTTGTAATATGTCTCGTTGTTCAGATAATTGTCTTACTGCTTCATCAACCGATTGTCTATTTTTTACAATCATTTCTTTACCCAAATCTCCAAACATTGAAAAGGCTTGTTCTTTTTCTTTAGGGGCATATTCACTTGTAGCACCACGTGGTAAATTAAATCCTAATTCTGCTTCTAATTGTTGAATACGTGATTCATCATCGCCTATTTCAATAGGTAATTTTAACAGACTTTTTTCAGTAATATCACGTCCAGAAATATCTTTAAGTTCAGCCCGTTGTATATCACTTAGGTCGCTTAATACTTCTTTAATGGCTACTTGAATATCTCCTTGTTCTATAGGTTTATAAATATTAGCACGGAACAATTGATTATGTATAATTTGAAATACTGCTTGACTGCGAATAAGTTGGAAGATTTCTTTGTCGCTCTTACCCGCTTCAAAGAGATATTGTATTAATTCTTCAATTCCGTAAAGAATGGCATCAACGTTTGGTTTAATATCTTGAAGTTTAACCTTTATTAGTTCTTGGCTATTACGTGATAAACCTTGTACAGTATATACACGGATAAGTTGATTGTAATTTGTAATAATATCCCCATTAGATACGACATTGTTATAACTACGTCGCCCTTCTGCATCACCAATATCTTTAGTGCTTACAATTTTAGACAACAAATATTCCAGACTGGTTAATTTATTCTCTACAATTCTGTTAATATTTTCAATAAGTTTATCTACAGAAATTTCTGCCTCTAAATCACGAGTCTTCTTGGGAAGCGCATTTTCTTGAAATACTTTAACTTGTTCTTTTTCACGGTCAAACACTTGTCTGTTAATATTTCTGTCTTCATCTAATATTTCAAGTATTTGACGGTCTCGGAGACTCTGCATTTATATATAGTAATGAAAATAATTGAGTGCGTATATTATCCAGATTATTTTACTCTTATCAAAGTAGAATGTCAGAACTGTCCGACCGTGTTAAGCAACCCCGTAAGAAGGCTGAAAAAGCCGTAAAAGAAGAAAAAGAAGAAGTTAAGGAAGAAGTTAAGACAGAAGTTAAGGCAGAAGAGCCAGCAAAAAAAAAAGAAGTAAAAGAACGTAAGAAGAAAGAAGTTGAGGCACCTAAAGCACAACCAAAATGGCAAGATTTGTATTTTCACCTTAGCCAAGCAGGAGTTTGTTTTCTGCGTTCCTTAGCACGACGGGACGATTTGCCAGAAGATGCTAAACACATTCTGCACGGTGTAATTGCCCTTGGTGATGCTTGTGATGGCTGTGTTGTTGAAGAAAATAATCTGACCGTTGAAAAGGCTCTATTTTGGGCTGACGCTCTTAAGGAGTTCGCTGAAAAGAAGTAAAACTGGTGGGGTGCCTCAGGGTACTACCTGAGGGTGTTTTTAAAGTAATACAAAATGTACTATTTTAAAAATATTTTACCTATTAATTACGGCAGGTTTTAGGTTGTATCTTCACAAGTTGATATTATTATTTAATTTAGGGATTTTAATACCCGTTCCGTCTTTTTCACGTTGTAAAATAGAAAGTCTAATATATTCTGGTAGAATATTAAGTGAATCATCTCTGTATTGAGAATTGCTCTCGGGGATTCTCTCGGGGATTCTCTCGGGGATTCTCTCGGGGATTCTCTCGGGGATAATTTGCAAAGCACTTAATTCTGCTGATAAGTTTTCAACTTTTTTCTTATACTGCTTTTTAGCCTTTACACGCCATTGTTCTAACTCTTTTTCACGTCGTCTCATTAATTTAATAATATAATCGCCAGCATACTCATATCCATCAATAATTACTACAGAATCTGCAGTAATCTCCATTTTCTCTCGGGGATATTCTATATATTCTCTCGGGGATATTCTTTAAGTTATGTTTTACTTCTTGTATAAGTTTTCTGCTTTTACAATTTTACTCGCTTGAATCATACTTACACCACGTTCCTTCATAACTTTCTTAACAATATCAGCACGTGCTTTACGTCCATCAGCACCACCGCTAATACCACCGCCAGAGCGACCACCACCAACAACTCCTTGCATTTGGGACTTTTCAACAACTTTTTCAAGATTCTTTTTAGGCATACGTGAAAGTTTCACGGCATTTACTGGAGCGTCGGACTTACCAAGTCCAACGTAGTCCTTAACACGGTTCAAATCAAACTTCTTCAAATCGTCGGTGAGTTCTTTAAGTCCTCGGCCTTTTTTACGACCTCCAACGGGACGTTCCATAGGCATCATTCCTCCTACTTTACCCATAACAAAAGTCTGAGGGTATTCTTTGAGATTCTCTGGCGGAGGCATTGATGCAATCTGTCCCGCACCTACTTTCTTCTTATAGACTTTTGAGCCGACACCAGCACCAATAGTTCGCTCATAGCCGTCATCTCTTACAGTAGCACTACCATATCCAGAACCGCCACACATTCCCAGACCACGCATACATTGACAAGGGTCTGCAAGGCATTCACATTTAGAAGCATTATTACCAGAACCTAACATCATTTCGGATTCATCTGATAAATGATTAATATAACGTTGGTTCATTCGCTCAACCGTATTTGCAATATCTTGATTATAGGCATTATCATATGGCATCTTTATTACATACAACATTTTTTATTTCGGGTAATTCAGTTTCTTTCTGTTCTTTCTGTTCTGAATCAACAACTGTTATTTCTATTGACCTTTGATGACATTCAGACTTAATATAATATTTATTATAAAAATTAAGAATTGCTCTATATGCAATATATGTTCCTATAGAAATTGATGCACTCATTAGCATTTGATTTACATCCATCTAATTGAATGATAAAACAAAATTACCCTTTGCATAACTGTACCTCGGTGGCTCTTCTTTGACCTTCTTCTTCCGTGGCTTTTTAGTCTTCAAGCAGTCAGAATGCGTATCCTTTAAGTTCTTTTTTTCTTTTGCTGTTTTTAGTGCATTTTCTAATTGTATAAAATCATTAACTGTAGGCATAGACATCAATGCTTTTACTTCATCTGTATATAATTTATTCTTATAGTATAACGCTCTTGCCCGTATGCTATTTCTTGCATCAAGTTCTAATTTATTCTGTTGGTAATACTTTTTAAAGTAGATATTCTGTTGCTTGCGGATAATTTCTCTATTACGTTGGTAATATGACATTTATAATTGATAAATAAAAACTCTTTAAATCAATAAAAAAAAGATAGAGTAGATGGAGAATGTTTATGAGACTCTGCAAAATATTTATATTCGCCCTTATTTGGAGTCTGCAATTTCTAAGACTATTGATACTGTTGCTACGCTTAAAAACGAAGTCATTATTCCAAACGAACCACAGTATCCCCGAGAGGCTTTAAGTCCTCCAGAAGAAACAGAGTCTCCCCGAGAGACTTTAAGTCCTCCAGAAGAAACAGAGTCTTTAAGTCCTCCAGAAGAGTTGATAGATATATGGAAGCCCCATACTATTTGTGATATTTGCGGTGGTAAATATTCTTATTTTAATAAGAAACGCCATTATGGTACTAAAAAGCACTTATCCGCTACTCTTCCTTCTTCTCCTCATCTTCCTTCTTCTCTTCTTCCTCTTTCTTCTCTTCCTCTTGAGGCAATTCCAAATCCCGCACAATAATGCCAACGCTGTCGCTTAGGGGTAGAAAATTAGTAGAATATCCTTCTTTATTCTCATCAACCGTAAAACAGAAACATTTATCATTTTCAATACAACCTAACTGCACTTTACCACAGAACTTAGTAATATGCTCTATAGCAGATGACATAGTCCATTCGGGTTTAGTATATAAAACAGCAAAAGTAGTAATCATTTATTAAATCTGAAGATTAAAAATATAGATTTTATCCGCATACCGTAGATGACTCATAAACATCAATTTAATAAACGGTATGGGTTTGATAAAAACCAATCACACTCTCGGGGAGAATTAGCAAGAATTACAAAGATTCCTCTTAAGGTTCTTAATGAAGTCTTTAAAAGAGGTATAGGAGCCTACAACACAAATCCTCAGAGCGTTAGACCGCATATTGTTTCTCCAGAAGAATGGGGTCAAAGTCGCGTGTATGCATTTATAAATAAACTACAGAAAGGTGTATTAGATTTTGACACAGATTTAGTGCGTTTTATATAAAAATTAAATATCTTTATTGAATCCAGAATGGCTTTCCAAAGAGATTATCAGTACGGAATTAAAATGCAGAAAGAATTATTCCTTAAACTCAAAGCATTTTTTAATGATAATCTTATACATACAGAATCAACCTTTGCTAAGTATGATTATGTAGGAGATACTACTGATTATGAATTAAAATGCAGAAATAATACTTTAAAGGCATATCCAACGACGTGTATCGCTCAGGACAAGATTCAGAATACAGATAGAAAGCAAGTGTTTATTTTTCATTTTCTGGACGGAACTTACTACATCCCCTATGATAAGGAGGTTTTCTCTACCTTTGAAGTGAAACAGTTTCGTCGCTTTCGCAGTGGAGTAAATGATAAGTTGAAGGACTACGTCTATATTCCTATTGAATCCCTTAAAAGGATTGAGTAGAGCCATCAGTTTCTACATATTTACAGGCAAAATTACAGTTAATAGGTGATTCTTTAGGTAA